TGCTGCGGCGTGACTTTTCTGCTCATGTTGACATGGTACAACCTTCGGTATAGGCCACGGAAGGGGGCATGAAAATATTTTACACCGAGGGGTTGTAATTCGTTTTCTGCTGTGCCACTATCCTTTCCACGGGCGGCGATGTTGCCGACCGGAAGCGACAGAAGGAGACGCATCATGGTTTATATCAAGCATGGCCGCAGCGTTAAGAAAGCGGAATCGGTTGAGGCGGTTGCTGTGTGGTGGGACGACTACCGCGACGCGCTCGTGATGAACGGCGGCGGCGGTTCGCGTGCCCTTGGCAACGGCGTCACGGTCTACGCCGACCGCGAGTGCAAGGTCGAGGTCGCAAAGGTCTCGTATAACGGCCGCATCTGGCCGGTGCAGGTGGCCGCATGACTCCCCTTGAGACCGCCTTCTGCGTCGCCTTTGTATTGGTCTGCGCAATCTGGCTCAGCATCCTCCTGCTCTTTATGTGGACCCGCCCCGCGCCGTGGTCGTGCCTACGCGACCGCCGCGAGCGGTTGCCGCACCCGACCATCCGCGCGCGCGTCGTGCAGCCGCACAAATATTCGCGGTGGTTCGTATGAGCGCCCCCGTCGACAACTTCTACAAGAGCTTGGAGCGGACGATGGGCCTGCGGATTGAGTTTGAGTACCCGGGCGGCGTGAGCCCCCCGACCCGCGCGCGCCTCGTTGGCGTATCGGTCGGCGAGCTGGCGCAGGCGCTCAAGTTTTCCGGCCTTTCCCTTTTTACAGGCCACGACGGCGTGGTCGAGATCCGAAGAGTCGATTCAACAACCCAAGAAGGAGAGAAGCGATGAGTCTGTTTGTTAGCGCCGCCCCTGGCGGCAGTTTCGAGCCCCGCAAGCCCATCGAGGCGGGTGCGTATGCGGCCGTGTGCGATATGGTCGTGGACCTTGGCGTCCAGCCGTCACCCGGCGGCCAGTTCGCGCCGAAGCGCACCGTGGTGCTGCGGTTCCAGATACCGGAGATCCGGGTCGAGATCACGAAGGAGGGCGAGACCAAGAGCCTGCCGGCGGTCATCAGCCGCACGGTCGGCCTGTCGCTCAACGAGAAGAGCACGCTCTACGCGCTGCTGACCTCGTGGCGCGGCCGGGCCTTTACGCCGGAGGAGCTCAAGAAGTTCGACCTCTCGAAGATCTGCGGCAAGCCGGCGTTCATCAATATAACGCACAGCGTCAAGGGCGACCGCACGTATGCCAACCTCACGTCCATCATGCCGCTGCCGAAGGCGATCCCGGCGCCGGTGATGGAGGGCGAGGCGCTGGTGTACTCGACCGACGAGCCGAACGGCGCCCTCTTCGACAAGCTCCCGACCTGGATGCAGGACAAGATCGCCGCCCGCATCCTCGACGCGCCGAAGCCTGCCCCGAAGCCTGCCGCCGCGCCCGCGGTGCCGGCGTCGGACTTCGTTGACGACGACCTGGCGTTCTGATCGTGCCTACACCGAGACAGGGTTATAAGGCAGCCGACGGGAAGAAGATTCCGTCGGTGACAACGGTCCTCAGGATTAAGGACCCCGGCGCTTTGATCAACTGGGCGTACAAGCAGGGCCGCGAGCACGGGCTGCTGGAGGGGCAGGGCAAGGACGCGCCGGGCGGTCTGTACGAAGGCAACGACATCCTCGCCATCGGCACCTGCGTCCATAGCATGTGCGAGGCTTGGGTTAAGGGCGGGTCTCCGATGGAGGTGCTCGAGAAGAGCATCGCCGCCGAGACCGTCACCGACCCGGTGTCGTTCCGCGCGCGCGCATCGTCGGCGTACTCGGCCTTCGAGTTCTGGTGCAAGGGCACGCAGCTCGAGATCATCGACTGCGAGGTGAAGGTGATATCCGAGGCGCACCGGTACGGTGGCACCCTGGACTTCATCGGCCGCCTTGACGGCAAGCTCGTGCTCGGGGACTTTAAGACCTCGAACTCGGTCTGGCCGGAGATGCTGTGCCAGTTGGCGGCCTACGCCAAGGCGTACGAGGAGACGACCGGGAGCCGGATCGACGGCGGGTACCACCTGCTGCGGTTCAGCAAGGAGAACGGTGACTTCGGCCACCACTTCTACCCGTCCCTGGACGATGACGCCTGGCCGGCGTTCCTGCACCTGCGGGCGCTGCACGACCTGAACGAGAGGCTCAAGAAGAGAGCGGCCTGATCCACCCTCGAGTCTGGCGATACCCACTTCGGAGCCCGGCCCCGTCCAGACAGCCGGTACCTTATGACGCTACACACACACGCCGGCCCGCTGCCCACGCACCAGTATGTCTGGGTCGAGCCCAACGCGATCGGCGATCACGGCTGGCTGCGGGCGGTCTGGTTCGGGCTCACGAGCTTCCCCGGGCGCGCCTTCGGCTGCCATGTGCTGCTCGAGTGCGGCGCGGTCTACCGCAACGTGCCGCTGCACCAGCTCGCGTCTCGCAATGATGTTGACGAGCCGTGGACGCCGGCACAGGCCGCGACCTGGGACTGCTACGGGTACCAATTCTCGGCCATCGAATACCCGTTCCTGCAGAGCATGAACTGCCGCGTGCGATTGCAGGACAAGTCGGAGCGCCGCGGGATGTACCTCTTCACCTTGGCGCCGGTCGGGGATGCGTTCAGCGCAGCCCCAGAGCAGAGCAAGGAGTTTTATTTCATTCAGCTGGAGAACGGCCGGTACACGGCGCAGCCGACGAACCATGTGCTCATCGAGGATCGGTCGTTCACGACGGCGCTGGATTGGCCGAAATTCCTGCGCCGGCAGAATGAGTGGCACAGCGCGGAGGATTCAGAGTGAAGTATCTGTCTGTCTGCAGCGGCATCGAAGCCGCATCCGTCGCATGGCACCCGCTCGGGTGGGAGCCGGTGGCGTTCAGCGAGATCGAACCGTTCCCGTCTGCGGTGCTCGCGCATCACTACCCCAACGTGCCGAACCTCGGCGACATGACCAAATTCCAGGAGTGGCCTGATGAACCAGTTGACCTTCTTGTCGGAGGAACCCCCTGCCAATCCTTCAGCGTCGCGGGTCTCCGTAAGGGCCTCGAAGACCCTCGAGGAAACCTCATGCTCACGTACCTTGCGATCGCTCAGCGTTACCGGCCTCGATGGCTTGTGTGGGAAAACGTCCCCGGCGTCCTGTCATCGAACGGAGGACGGGACTTTGGCACCTTCCTCGGGGCGCTGGGGGAGTTGGGGTATGGGTGGGCCTACCGAGTCTTGGACGCTCAATGGTTCGGAGTGGCCCAGCGCCGCCGTCGTGTGTTCGTTGTCGGACATCTTGGAGACTGGCAGCGTGCCGCCCAGGTTCTTTTTGAGCGCGAAAGCGTGCGCCGGGATACTCCGCCGCGCCGGGAAGCGCGGCAAGGCGCTGCCACCGGCTTTGTTCCAGGCCTTGCAGGCAGTCTCGACACCGAGTGCGGCGGAGGAAAGTTGACGCACCAGTCCGTCGCCAACGGGCACCTCATCGGCACAATCACCGCTCGGATGTTCAACGCGCTTGGCGCTCGGGACGTCGAAGAAGGGGCGCTTTTGCCGGTCGCCTTCCACAACCGCCAAGACCCCGACGTGAGCGGCGACATCACGCACCCGCTCGGCGCGAAGGACAACGGGATGGCGGTCGCGCAGCCGGTGGCGTTCCGCGATCCTTGCCCAACGCTAACGGCAAAGATGCAGGGTTCTTCTGGCTGGGCGCCGCAGAATGAGGACGCGCATTTAGTAGGGGTCGCGCAGCCGGTCTACGGCACCGACTGCTACAACGGCGCAATCACGGGCGATGTCGCGGCCACGCTTGGCACGCCGGGCAGCAGCGTCAACGCGAGCGGGCCGACGGTGATGCAGCCCGTGGCGACCGACCTTTACAACGGCGCCATCGACGGCGATGCGACTCATTCGCTGCGCGTTGGCAATGGCAACGCAATGGGCGGTGTCCCGTCTGTGATGCAGCCGGTGGCGACCGTCACGGACATGAGAGGACTTGGCGATGGTCATGTCGCGCCGACCTTGCGGGCGAAAGAAACCGCCAACGATTTCACGCCGATGTTGATGCAGCCGATGGCGACCGACATAAAGCAAGTTCAATGGGCAAGCGGGGGAGGTCAGCTTGAGAACGACACCGCGCAAGCCTTGAGGAGCAACGCGGAGCATAACTACCAGTTTGCGCGCATCGCCATGCAAGTCCGCCGCCTCACGCCCGTTGAGTGCGAGCGGCTGCAAGGCTTCCCTGACGGGTACACGAACATCCCGTGGCGCAAGAAGCCCGAAGCACCGGACGGGCCGCGCTACAAGGCGCTCGGAAACAGCATGGCCGTGCCGTGCATGGCCTGGATCGGCAAGCGGATTGCGGAGGTGGACCGTGGCGATTGAACTCGACGACTGGGACAAGGAGTGGCTCGCGCGCGCGCACTCGGAATCAGAGTACCGGGCGAAGTGCAAGGAGCTGATGGAGAGGTGCGCCGAGTACGGCGCCGAACTCGAGCGGCTGCGCGAGCAGCGTGCCGGCTGCGGCTACCCCGACTGCATGGTTGATGGCCGCTGCGCCCGGATATGGGCGGGCGAGTGTTCTGGGCCGAAGAAGGAGACGACGATATGAGCCACCTAGAACTACTGACCGAAGTCCGAGACGCACGCTGCGCGACGCGATCATCGCGGCGATTGGCATCCTGCTGTTCTGCGCGCTTCTCGTTGAGGTGATGACATGAGCGACCCCATCAACCCGGCACACTACAGGGCCGGCGAGATCGAGTGCATCGACGCCATCGAGGCGCAGCTCTCGCCGACGGAGTTTCGCGGGTACCTGCGCGGCCAGGTGGCGAAGTACAACTGGCGACTGGGGCTGAAGGATTCCGTGGAGCAGGACGCCAAGAAGATGCTCTGGTACGCCTCGATGCTCGCCGGCGTGGACCCGAGGAAGCGCTAGACCGCCTCGCCCCGGAACCACGCCTTGCCGCCCTCGACGACGCAGAGCTCAGGCGGCAGCATTCGCTTTTCGCGAAACGTGAGCACGGCAAAGCCTGACGCCCAGTTGACCGGCCCCGCCTCGACATAGGTGAACTGCGGGCCGGTGATGTCGGCCATCGTGCCGGTGTCTACGCCGTATCTACGGCCGCGGTAGTCGGCCCACGGGGTCACCTTCAACTGGTGGAGATGGCCGTGGACGTAACTCACGCCCGCCTTGAGGGTCGAATTGATGGCGGCGTGGATGCCGCCCACGACCGGGCGGTGCCGGATGCAGACCCACCCGTCGGTGCGGGCGTTGAGGTGCAGCGCCCAGCCGGCGCGCCACTTCGGCAGGTAGTCGAGGAGCGTGGTGCCGGGCATCCCCTCGACTTCAGCGACGCGGCTTGAGAGCATGTTCTCATAACGAGCGTCATGGTTTCCGATGGTCCGAATGAGCTTGGCCGAGCCTGCCGCCCGCTCGATCTCGGCGCAGCGGTCTTGCACGGCGTGGATCTCGTCCTTGAGCTGCGGCTGCTGCTCCCACATGATCCGCGGGTGGCGCGAGATACGCGCCCCGTCTAGGATGTCGCCGTTGAGGATGACCATCTCGGGCTTGAGCTTCTTGGCGAGACGGCAGAAGGCTTCGTGCGCGACGGTGACGACGCCGGGCCAGTAGTGGCAATCACTCGCCACGAGCACCACGCCGTCCTCGATGGTGTCGTGCATCTCGCCCTCGTACTTCACCGCCCGCTCGGCGGCGAGCTTGCTGGCGCGGAAGGCGGCGCCCGACGGGCCTCGCGTGTTCTCGGTACAGGCTCTGCTGTTTTCAGATTCGAGCACGATGCCGTGCTTCGTCTCGAGCGATCGGCGGCGCGTGAACACCTGCCGCACCGAAAGGTTCAGCGCCCTTGCCACATCTGCGGGTCGCTTGAGTCGCTGCCATGCCGCGATGAAGTCTTGGTCGGATGCGGTCATCATGGCTTGGCGTCCCAGTCAAAGGTCGTCAGCGACTGGTGCAGTAGGCTCGCCAAGTTGTCCACGAATACCTCGTCGTCGTTTAGCGGGTGATTCATCTCGCAGAGCAGGGCATGGGCCCACTCGTGGCAGAAGGCCTGCTGGAGCTCGGTGTCGCCCA